GGCATCTGCCCTCGCATCAGGTGACGTTATTGAGATGTTCAACATCCCAAATGGCGCACGCTTGATCGAAGGTTCGCTGGCTCATGATGCTCTTGGTGCTTCAACAACTTTGTCTGTAGGTTATGCCGCACACACTGATAACAGCGGCACAGCCGTTGCTGCCAGTGCAGCAGCATACAAAGCAGCAGCAGCTTCAACAGCCGCACAGAAGGTAGACATTCTTGCTACCCTCGCGCTTGGTTCTGGCTCTGTTGTAGATGCAGACAAAGATGGCTTGCCAGTTTCCGTCACAATGGGCGGTGCTGCTGGTACAGGCACTATTGAAGTCACAATCAAGTGGGTTCTTGACTGATTTGGTTGGGGCGGCTTTTGTCGCCCCTTCCTTCCTATTAGGAGTGGGCCATGCCATCTGTTGTTGATATTTGTAACGAAGCTATGGATTTGCTAGGTGCGGCAACCATTACCTCATTAACGGAAAATTCAAAAGAAGCGCGACTTTGTAACCGCAAGTTCGATACAGTGCGAGATGCAGTGTTACGCGCACACCCTTGGAATGTAGCTATATCTAGGGCAGCATTAGCTGCAAATAGCACGCCACCAGCATTTGGGTTCACTTACCAGTTTCCTTTGCCTACCGATCCTTACTGTTTGCGTGTCCTGTCTTTTTGGAACTCAAACGTAAATAATGAACTTGCTGCTTATGACAGCAACATTATGTTTAAAATTGAAGGACGCAGTATTCTTAGCAATGAGAATGATTGCCGGATTGTTTACATATCCCGCGTCACAGATACAGAGCAGTTCGATCCTTTGCTTTCAACCACCATAGCACACCGTCTTGCTGCTGACACAGCCTATGCAATCACCGGCAGCAACAGTGTTTCCCAGCAAATGTTTGCTCTTTATGAGAGCCGATTGAAGGAAGCAAAGGGTGTGGATTCTATGGAAGGCTACCCAGAGCAGCCAGTAGCGGATTACTTTATCGACATCAGGTATTAAAACATGGCGCGTGTATCCAGCATTATTACTAACTTCCGCGCTGGTGCTATATCGCCGCGTCTTGAAGGTCGTATTGATTTAGAAAAATACAGTCAAGCTGCCAAGACATTGCAGAATATGATTGTATTCCCGCAAGGCGGTGTGACTAGACGGCCTGGAACATACTACGCCACCACATCAAAAGATGGCGGCAAGGTGAAGCTAATCGACTTTGAATTTAGCGATGAGCAAGCTTACATCCTTGAGTTTGGTGCTAATTACATTCGCATAATTAAAGATGGCGCGTTAGTCACTGAGACAACCAAATCGATTACTGCTGTAACACAGGCGAACCCTGCCGTTGTAACCTCTGCATCACATGGATATTCAAATGGTGATAGAGTATTCGTGACCGGCATCGTGGGAATGACACAGCTAAACAACCGTGAGTTTACTGTAGCTGGCGCGACAACTAATACGTTTGAGTTATCTGGTATAGATAGTTCAGCTTACACAGCTTACGCAAGCGGCGGCACTGTGGGCAAAATTGTTGAAGTAGCTACCAGTTATTCTGTAACTGAGGTTTTTGAAATCAACCATACACAATCTGCTGACATACTTTATCTTGTTCATAAAAACCATCCGCCAGCAAAGTTGGTGAGAACATCTGCTCATGCTGGATGGACGTTATCAGATATAGATATTATTGATGGCCCATATCTTGATGAAAATATAACCTCTACCACTTTGTATGCTTCCGCTGACACAGGAAGCGTTACTTTAACAGCATCAGCTAGTTTGTTTACAAGTTCAGATGTGGGTAGATTGGTTAGGTTCCGTGAAGTATTAGAAATACACCATGACGAATGGGCGGCATCTACAAGTTACGCAAACGGTGTAACTGTGCGTTATAATGGTCATGTCTATGAGCAAGTGACCGGCAGCACCCAAACATCAGGTCTTACACCGCCAGTTCATTTGCAGGGCGATGAAACCTATGGTGCTATAACTTGGCGATATAAGCATGATGGAACTGGTTATCTAAAAATAACAGCGTTTACTAACGCGACTACAGTAACAGCCTTAGTGAAGAACTCTACAGGCGTTTTGCCAGATCATGTGGTTGGATCAGGCAATGCCACAGAAAGGTGGTCTTTAGGGGCGTTTGGCGGCGATCAGGGCTATCCTAGAGCCATTGGCTTCTATGAGGAGCGTTTATACCTAGCTGGCACTACAGGCCAGCCACAGACGATATTTGGCAGCGTATCGGCTGACTTTGAAAACCATGCCCCTGGAACATTAGATGACAGCGCAGTAAACTTTACTATTGCGTCTGACAAAGTGAACGTGATTAAGCATATTCTTCCAGCGCGGTTCTTACAGTTGCTTACAACCAGTGCTGAATTTACATTGTCAGGCGGGTCTGGAACTACGCCAGTATCGCCAACAAATGTTAACGTGTTGCGTGAAACGACATTTGGCACATCAGATGTTCGGCCTCTACGCGCTGGAAACAGCACGATCCTTATTCAGAAAGGCCAAGAAAAAGTAAAGGAAATAACTTTTGACTTGGACACTGATGGATTGCTGGGCATTGATCTTAGCATTTTAGCTGATCATATCCCTCGCGGTGGCTTAACTGACATGGTTTGGCAGCAAGAGCCAGAACTTATTTTATGGTTCGTACATTCAGACGGACGTTTGATTGGCCTGACATATGACCGCGCTAACGGTGCTATTGGCTGGCATGACCATCCTTTAGGCGGTGATGCTGTTGTAGAGAGTGTAGCCGCTATCCCAAGTGGGTCAGAAGACCAGATTTATTTGTCTGTCAAGCGTACAATTGACGGCAGCACAGTGCGCCATATCTGTTACATGAAGCCTATATATTTCAATGATAATATACTGGATGCCTTTTTTATAGACAGCGGCCTGACATATGACGGCAGCGCAACATCTACAATTAGCGGCTTGAACCATTTAGAAGGTGAAACAGTATCAATCTTGGCTGATGGCTCTACACACGCGGATAAGGTAGTCACTGGCGGCACTATAACTTTGGATAGAGATGCGTCTAAAGTACACGTTGGTTATAGCTACACATCATATATTGAAACACTGCGCTTAGAAGCCGGTGCTGATGATGGTGTTGCTCAAGGGAAGATCAAGCGTATTCACGGCGTAACGGCTAGGTTCTTGAACTCAGTAGGCGCAGAGATTGGCCCATCAGTTAACAGTCTGGATAGGGTTCCATTCCGCGACAGCAGCATGGCAATGAACCAAGCTGTTCCAATGTTTACTGGCGATAAAGAAGTGTCATTCCCATCAGGATATGACAACGATGCCAAAATTGTGATACAACAGACACAGCCACTTCCAATGACGGTACTGGCTATTATGAGAAGGTCAAATACTTTTGATGCTTAAAATTGTGCCATTTAAAAAGGAACATATTGAGCAAATTGAAACCCGCTACCATTTCCCAGATACGGCAAAGGTGGCCTTTACAAGTGATAACTCTATGGTGGCTTATACAGGTATGATGGGTAACAAGATATTCGCATTAGGTGGCGTATATCAATTGTGGCAGGGCGTTGCTGAAGCGTTCTTCATAATGTCATCACACGCATACGATAAGCCTTTAACTGCGGCTAAGTATTCACGCGCCATGCTTGACTATATCCAAGAACAAAACGATTACAATAGATTGCAAGCTAGTGTTAATTGTAAGGATGAAGACGCGATTAGATTTATTGGTTGGCTGGGTTTTGAAAATGAGGGGCTAATGAGAAAGTTTGGGCTAGATGGCACTGACTACTATCGTTACGCAAGGGTGCAATAATGAGTGCAGAACTAGCAGCAGCGGGAACCGTTGTCGGCGGTGTAATGAGTTTTAAAGGCCAGCAAGCCCAAGCTAAACAAGTTCAACAGATCGCTGAGTACAATGCAAGGGTGGCAGAGAACGAAAAAGTCGCTCTTGCTGAATTGAAAGCAAGAGAAGAAGTTAGGTTACGCGCACAATCAGATCGTCTTGTTAGTACGCAAAGAACAATGACTGCGGCTTCTGGGGTTCAGACGAAGGGCAGCCCAGCATTAGCCTTGGCTGATACTTTTTTTGCAACAGAGATGGACGCTTTGAATATTCAGCAAGCCAGCAGCAGAGAGCAAGCGGCGAAAACACAGGAAGCCGCAATGACGCGATTAGAAGGCAGGGCAAAAGCTTCTGGACTTAAATATCAGTCATACGCCAGCCTTATTAACAGCGGTTCTAAAGCCGCAACTTTGATGGGATAAGATATGCCAAAGATACCCCTATATAATCAAGGTTTAGGTTCTGCCATTGATGTTAAACCAGTTCAAAGTGTTCGTGCTAATGAAGGCGCATTTACTGCTGCACAAAAGGGCTTCACTGCTCTAGGTGAGACTATCCAAGATGTTTCATTTAAATTTGGGATGATGGAGAAGCAGCAAGAGACTGAGCGTAAAACAAATGAGGAAGCAACGCGATTAAGAGATGCTGCCGATAACTTTAATATGTCCAATCAGGACACAGATACGGAAAGCTTTGTAAATAATTTTAAAAAATTCCAAACAGAGCAAATGGCTTCTGTAGAAAAAAACATAGCTAATTTAACTAGGACGCAAAAAGAAAGTGTTAGAAACAGTTTAAACAACATCTTTTCTTCAAAAATGGCGGCTGGAAAACAGCAAGCTTGGGGGAAAGGTTTGTCCATGAAAAAGACTGCTGTTGACGCGGAACTGGAAAGTTTGGCGCGTGATATTTCTATGATTTCTAAAGAAAGTCCTTTAAGGAACATCAGAATAAGTGAGGCAAATGAAAAAATCAAACAAAGCCAAGTTGGTGGTTATACGTCTAAGTTTAGTGAGGCAACATTTATGTCCACTATTATCGGCAGTGACTATGCTAGTGAAATACAATTGGCAAAAACTCCGGCAGAAGTTAAAGCTATTCGTGAGCGTGCATCCCAAGACAAGGCTTTGTCTTCTGGACAGTTTGAAAAAATAGTTTCGGCTACAAATTCAAGAGAAGCCCAGACTGAAGTAGAGCAATTTGAAAATATTGTTGGGGTACTTGCTGAAGCTTCAGATGAAGTTAGCAAGTCAGACTTAGACACAGCAAAACAAAAAATTATGAACAATCAGCCGTTTACTATTGGCGGCACAACATATGTGACAGACGAAATGGGTCTTAGTGGGCCAAACAGAATCAAGTTAGCTAATGTGGTTGATACATTAGGTAAAGACAAGTTTGATGCTGTTGCAAATAATGCAGTTTCTACCTTAAATAATTCTATTTCCCAGAATGATGAAAACGTAGTTCTGTCAGATGTGTCTAATATGTATAACAAAGACATTATGGCAAAAACAGGCGTAACGGAAGATCAGGTTGATGGGTTTGTTATAGAGTCTGCCCAGCAAAACGTAGATGAGATTGTAAGGCAAATTGACTCTGGTGAAATCACTAATATACCAGCGGCAATAAAACAGCTTGATAAAGTTGAAACAATTTTAAAAACAGATACTAGCGGCAGAGGTGCTTTGTTTGCAAGAACAGGCTCAGTAGGTGATTCATCAGACACTATATTAAAAGCTGCTGCTAAAGCTAGAAAAGATATAAATAAAGCTGTTGGCGATTCAGCAAATTTAACCATAGGAAAAACATATTTCCAAGCTGGCAAGTTTCCAAGCATAGATCAAAGTGGATACACGCCAAAACAAGTGCAAGCTATAATTGCAAGTAGCCTTAAAGATACAGAGGGAAACCCTATACCTGTTTCTCAGCAACTTACCTTGCTAGAAACAAATGATGTTGAATTTAAAATGTTTTCCCAATCTCTTGGGCAAGGCCGCGCTATTGGTTTAGCTGGCGGTTTTGTAACAACTGAAAATGCTGGCGCACCAGAAGGCATCAAAGGTGATACAGCGGAACAATCAGAAGGGTTTAAAATTGTTGAGCAGAATTTGCAATTATACCGTTTAATGGAACGCTACCCTTCTGTTTTAACAAATCATACCACAGAGGATGATCGGGCTTTTTATGATGCTGTTATTGATCGCTTGGGATATGAAAGCTTGGAAACTGCCATCAATAATGTTTCTCAAGCAAACAGATTAAAGATTGACGTAAAACCCAAATACAAGCAAGTATCTGAAAAAGTTGATGAAATTACAAAAAGCGCAGCAGAGGCTTCATGGTTTACTAGCCTATTTACTGATACGCCAACTAAAGTTCTAAACAGCGCGTATGTAACTAGCGAATTGCAAAAACGCACAGAACAAAGAATACAGCTTGGTTCTGATCCAAAAGCTGCCTTGGACGCTGCCGTTAAGGATATGACACGCACTCATGCTTTTATTCACGGCACTTTTGTGAAAATGGGCATGAATATGCCATCAAATATACAAAATTTAGCTGACATGGCTATTGATGATGCAATGAAACGTCATCCTTACTTATCAGAGACAGGAATAGAAAAAGAAGAACTTAGCATTATTCAGTATGGTGATCCCAATAATTGGGCTGTTGTTTTAAATGGTTCGCAACCAGCAGAAGACCGCGAAGGTAAAGTAATTTTATACACTACTGAACAGCTAAATACTTTGTTTGACAAAGACTATCAAAAGAAAGCTGACGAAATACGTTCAAAAGTCAACAAATTGGTTGAGAATAGAAAAAACGCTATGCTTAACTATTACGATATGCCATCTCCCGATGATTTGATGCTTATTCAAGAAGGCAAAGGTATATACGATGGTGTTACTGTCAGGGAATGGTTTGATAAGACTTTTGATACTCCAGCAAATGATTTTGAAGAAGTTCCAGATATTGTGAAGCGCAGCAGTATGTATAGGATGCGTTCAACATCAGCACGCCAGTTTGGTGCTGGTAAACGCTTTAATGAACTAGGCAATCAATAAATGGCTCGTTCTTTTAATAATCCTGGGAACATTCGCGCTGGGCAAAACTACGCTGGTGAAACTGGCGAAAACTATAAAGCATCTGATGGTAGCGAATATGTAGTGTTCGACACAAAAGAGATGGGATTGCGTGCGCTATTCGTTGATCTGCGTTCTAAAGTTAAAGAATTTGATGGCGATATAGACAAAATAATAAACAAATACGCACCGCCGTCAGACAAAAATCCAACAAAAAAATACGCTGAATTTGTTAAATCAGCCGTTGGAAAGGACAAAGTTACACTACAGGATTTGCCAAAACTTGTATCTGCTGTGGTGCGGTTTGAAAACAAACCGGCGTTGGCAAAGCAATATTTAAAACCAGATGTTATAAACACGGCATATCAATTATCTGAAAAAAATATGCCAAAACAAACACGGCTTGCTGATGCTAAAAAAATTATTGGTATGCCAGACACAGCAACCATAGATCAAAAGTTGCCATCAGAAACAATACTAAGCGTTGTACCGCCAAAACCTGATGCGCGGGAAGGCCGTGTAAAAAAATTAAATGAAGCGAAGGATGCTCAAGAATTTTCTGACCTTGGGATCATAGAAACGCGGCAGCAGGGTGCGCCAAAAAAACCAGATCAAGATGATTTGCCTATTATCGAGGATCGGGTTGTGCCTACGCAAACAGCAGTTCAAGAAGAATTGCCTATTATTGAAGATCGAGTTGCGCCGACAGTGGCGCAAACTCAGGAAGAAACTTTGTCGCTTATAGAAGATCGTAATGCAGATGTTATAAAGGGTGTTGAAAGCAACGAACCAATTAGCATTATTGGCGAAAGAAACGATGACTTTGCAAAACCGCCACTTCCAAAGCCAGAACCTAATATGCCTGTTCTTGACGGTTTGCCAAAGCCATTGCCTATCCAGCCAGCCAGAACACCGTTTCAAGAAATCCCTAGAGAAGTAAGCCGCGCTGCTGAGATTGATGCTTTATATAAACCGGATGTTACATTTTCGGATGCGGCTAAAGCCGCTTTTAAAGAAGACAATCTTATGTCTTGGATTTTTAACGGTATGCCGGAATATGAGCCAGATTATGACTTTAGGCTTAATGATGAACAATATGCAGAACTAACTAAAGATATACCTATTGAATACCATGATTTTTTAGAAGACTCCGTTAGCATGAAACACGCCGAAGCTTTGCGTGAACGTGTGTTTTTATCAATGGATAATGAAAAAAAATTAAGTGAATACGGTTGGTCAGGCGTAGGATTGCGGATAGTCGCGTCAATCCTTGACCCAGCAGCTATAGGGGCTTCTGTGCTGACTGAAGGTTATCTTGCCCCTATGATATGGGGAAACAAAGCTACAAGGCTTGCTAGGGCTGTTAGAGGGGCTGCTGGCGGTGCTGTAACAAACTCTGCTATAGAAGCGTACCTAGTGTCACAAAACGCCGTTAAAGACCCATATGATATTTTGTATGGGTTTGCCGGTGGTTTAATACTTGGTGGCAGTATCGGTGCTGCGTTTGGAAAAAACAATGATGAGTTGTTTCGTGACGCATTGGTAAAAATAGATAAAGACACGAAAGCTGCTCAAACCGCTGATGTGTCTCAGGCTATGCAAGAAAGATTTGGTGGTGGTGGGCTTGCTGGTGATCAAACGGCTTTACCTAGTATAGCGTTTAGTTCAACAGATACAGGCGTTGGCGCAGCTATTAACCCAATGTCTGCCCCTATACAAATCCCTGATTTGCGAGTTGATCTTGAAGACATGATTGAGGAGGTCGGTGATCCACCACAGGCATCATGGGGCAAAATAAGATTTGACATGACCGGCGCATTAAAATCTTCTCCGTTTTCACTTGTTCGTAAAATGGGGAACATACTAGGTGAGGATTCTGTAGGTTTTAACCGTGGCGGCGAAGTCATGGAAAGCACAGCAGATTTGCTCAAGACTAACGGCATGAAAGCAACGCTGGCTAAATATTATCAAGTGTATGACACATCATACAAAGATTGGGCAAAATCTAATGGCATTGGTTATTTCCGATCAACATGGGGCAGTTCGCGGTCACAGTTCGGAGAACTGGTAGCAGACGCTATTGAAAACCCAAATGGCGTGCATGATCCAAATGTAGTTCGTGCTGCACAACGTCAGGCCGAATTGTTTAGAGACACTTTGCGTAAGGCCAAGGACGCTGGCGTTAAAGGATTTGACAGCATCCCAGAAGATTTAACATATTTCACTCATCTGTGGGATGCTTATAAATTTAGAGTTCAAACCACTAGGTCTGGCGTTGGTGGTGACGCAGTAAGAGATTTATTGAAAAATGCTTTGTTGCGCGGAACGCCCGATATGGCAGAAGATTTAGCGCAAAAAATGTCAGAAAACATGATTAAAAAAATGGGCAAGGCTCATGCTGGCATGGAAAGTGGCCTTGCCAGAGTGTTTACCACCACAGACAAAGATACATTGCGCGACATTTTAGTTGAGGAAGAAATCCTTTCGCTAGAAGAAGCTGACAGGTTAATCGGGTTATTTGATAGGCCAAGAGAAGGACTGCCTTCAAGAGCCAAGCGCAGAATGAAATTAGATATTAACACGCAAATTGATTTGCCTGATGGCAGTGTTTTGCGCGTTAAAGATTTAATGAGCCGTGATGCTGAACAAGTATTTAGCTCATATCAAAGCCAAATGCAGGGCAGAATTGCATTAGCTGAAAAAGGCATAAAGTCTGATGCAGACTACAATAAAATGATTGATCGTATTCGCGCACAAGCTGCTGCTGAAGGCGATCTTGACGCTCCGAAAAAACTAGAATCCGATATAGAGAATATGGATGTTCTTTATAACCTTATCCTTGGCAGATCATCTCCATTGGTAGCGAAACCAGATGGTACAGCGGCTAGGCTGGCAAGGCTTGCTGGTGATTACAACTTTATACGTTTGATGAACCAAGTAGGTTTTGCACAAATAGGTGAATTAGGTAATGCAATTTCTATCGGCGGTTTTCGTGGATTATTGCAAGTCATGCCAGAAATGAGGTCTATGTTAAAGCGTGGCATCAATGGTGAAATAGATGATGCTGTTGCCAGAGACTTAGAGGCATTTGCTGGTATTGGATCAGATAGAATGATCCATCAGGCAATGAATAGATATGACGCACAAGATTTATTTATTGCTGGCAGAGGCGATTTTATTGACAAAGCTTCATTTGCAATACAGCCGGTAAAACGGATTGTGTCAGATTTATCAGGCATGGCTCCGATTACATTAACATTGGAACGTGCTGCTGGACGCATGGCAGTGCAAACAATTACTGATATGGCATTTACGGCAAGAAAATTATCAGCAAAAAGGATTGCTGGCCTTGGTTTAAATGAGAATATGACAAACCGTATTCTTGATCAAATTAGAACAAACGCTGTTACTAGCCCATCTACGTTGTTTAGAAACAGAAAGGTTAGGGCTATAAATCTTGATGCTTGGGAAGATGTTGAAGCGCGAGATGCTTTTGTTGTCGCTATATCAAGATGGACAAGGCAAGCCGTACAACAAAATGATGTTGGCAACTTGAACAAATACATGACCACCACAATGGGTAAAATGGTTACTCAATTCCGCACATTTATGCTTGTGTCATGGTCAAAACAATTTTTGCACAATATTACAGCGCGTGACTTTAGGGCATTTTCCGCAATGATGGGGTCAGTGTTTTTTGCAGGAACATCATATATAGGGCAAACATCACTTAATGCCCAATTTAGAGAAGATAAAGATAAGTTCCTGGAAGAACGACTTAGCGCAAAGGAAATTGGGAAAGCAGCTTTCCAGCGTAGTTCATGGGCATCATTATTTCCAGCGATGTTGGATACTGGCGCAGCGTTTGTTACGGAAGACCCTATATTTGCGTATGGCAGAACCACTGGTTTGGCAACAAATATATTTACCGGCATACCTGTTGTAGACCTTGGGCAAAAAGCTTTTGAGACTATCACCGGAGCAAGCAGAGCGATAATCAATCCAGAATACCAATGGTCGAGAGGCCAACAACGTGCATTAAATTCTATTGCTCCATTGCAAAATGCTATTGTCATAAGAAACGTAATGAACAAATTAGTAGAAATGCAACCTAAGTATGATACTTATGACTGACAGTTTAAGAGGGTTTCTAAAGAAGGTAATCTTTGGTATATTAGGCAAGTGTTTGGAGACATGAAATGACAGTTAGCAGCACCACTACAAAAAATAGCTATAGCGGTAACGGTAGTTTAACCGTATTTGCCTATGGCTTTAAAATTTTTGATGAAGATAATATTCAAGTCATCTTGCGTAATGATGCTACTGGAACTGAAACAGTCCAGACCATTACGACTGATTACAGCGTTTCTAATGTAGGCAATGCTAATGGTGGTAACATTACTTTTGTGACTGCCCCTGCATCTGGCATAACTGTTGTGTTACGCCGCGCTTCTCCATTAACGCAAACAACGGATTACACTCCAAACGATCCGTTCCCTGCTGAAAGTCATGAAGACGCTCTTGATAAATTGACATTTATTTCTCAGCAGCTTCAAGAAGAAGTTGACCGTTCAATTAAACTGTCTCGCACAAATACTATGACTTCAACAGAATTTACTGTTGGTGCGGCGGATCGTGCTAATAAAGTTCTAGCATTTGATGGCAACGGTGAAATTAATGTTGCTCAAGAGTTAGGTGTTTTCAAAGGGAATTGGTCATCAGGAACAGCATTTGTTGCGCGTGATATTGTTAAAGACACAAGCACAAACAATATTTTTATTGCTAACACAGCGCACACATCTTCTGGCTCTGAGCCTCTTACAACAAACACTGATAGCGCAAAATGGGATTTGATTGTCGATGCTGCATCTGCAACAACATCTGCGACAAACGCAGCAACCAGCGCGTCTGATGCACAAAAGTTAGCAATAAATGCAGAAGACAGCCAGTATACGCTTTCTGATTCAACTACTGGTTATTCAGCTTTGCATTACGCTGCAAAAGCCGAATATTTTAAAGATACAGCCTTAACACAAGCTAGTGATGCCTTAAATTCTGCTACAGATTCCACAAATGCAAGGGCTGGTTCAATCGCAGCAAGAAACGCTGCATTTTTAGCTCTTGATGATTTTGATGATATTTATCTTGGCTCAATGGCTGACAGTCAAACTCAATCTGTTGTTAATACTACAGCAACTTGGGTAACGACTATTGCACAAGAAACACAAATTACGGTTGCTGACGCAACTGGTATTTCGGTAGGAATGGTTATAACTAGCGCAAACGGGTTCTTGGCTGAAACAAATGTTTTAAGTGTTGTTGGCACCACCGTTTATCTAAATAATGTCAACCAAACCAATGAAACTAATCAAGCCGTAACTTTTACTGGACACGGTGTCTTTGGTAATTTTGATGGAACAAAAGATGGCCCTAGCACTAACAATGATGGCTCCGCACTTGCTGGCGGCGAATTGTATTATAACTCCACTGATTCGATGCTCAGATATTACAACAGTGGTTCATCGTCTTGGGATGATGTAACTTTAAGTTCTGCTAATTTAGCGTTAGTAAACACTGTCGCTGGTCAGATAAGCCCGACTAATAACCTTGCAACTGTCGCTGGAATTGACAGTGAAATCACAACCGTAGCTGGGATTAACACAACGCATTTAAGCAATGTTTCTGGCGTTGCAACAGAAATAGGATTGCTTGGTACGGCTGACGCTGTTGCCGATATGAATACCCTCGGTACTGCCGCAATTGTCACGGATATGGATTTGCTTGCTGACCGCGCCACTGATATTGGGCTGTTAGCTGATATTGAAGATGGTACAACGGCAACTAACGCTATTCAAACGGTTGCTGCAAATCTATCAGGCATTACAGCATTTGCTGATGTTTATTCTTCTGGCCCAACAGACCCAACAACAAATCTTAATGAAGGCGATCTGTTCTTCAACACAACGTCTGACACGTTAAAAGTTTACAACGGTTCAGCTTGGGTAGCTGGAGTAACTGCTGGCTCTGGTTTTCTACCTTTAACTGGTGGGCAGCTAACAGGCAATCTTACATTCTCTGGGTCTGAGACTGTTGATGGGCGTGATGTTTCAGCCGATGGTACTAAACTTGATGGCATTGAGGCTGGTGCAACGGCTGACCAGACTGCAAGCGAAATACTTACCGCTGTCAAAACGGTTGACGGTGCAGCTAGTGGTTTAGACGCTGATTTGCTCGATGGTCAACAAGGTTCTTACTATCTTGACGCAAATAACTTTACCAATATGCCGCCTTCAGATGTTGTTGGTGATACCACTCCTCAGCTTGGTGGTACGCTTGATGTTAATTCAAACGATATCGATTTTGGGCAAAGCAACAAAGCATTATTCGGCGGTGCTGGTGGTGATTTAGAAATCTATCACAACGGCACTAACGCTTTTATCGACAATAATGATGGCATTTTATATATCCGCAATAACGTGGATGGCGATGATGGCAGCGATATATATATTCAAGCCAAATCTGGTGAAAATGGGATTATTGTTCAAGACGATGGCGAGGTACAGCTTTATTATAATGGAGTTGAAAAGCTAAACACCAGCAACACCGGCATCACTGTGGCTGGCACAGTGGCGGCAACAAGCTATACTGGTGATGGTTCATCCCTGACAGGCATATCGGCTGGTGCAACAGGCGGCGGCAGCGACCAGATATTCTATGAAAACGGTCAGACTGTTACAACAAATTACACAATTACAAATGGCAAGAACGCAATGTCGGCTGGCCCAATCACAATCAATACTGGTGTGACGGTAACAGTCGGCACCGGAGAAACTTGGACGGTGGTATAATGAGTACTTTAAAAGCAGATACAATTGTAGCATCAGATGGCACTAGCCCAGTTGCGCTGACGAAGCAGAGTGCAGCAAAGGCTTTTTTGAATTATGATCAAATTGCTAACACAGTTAGGGATAGCTTTAACATAAGCTCAGTTGTAGACAACTCAACATCAGAATTTGACACAAATTTTTCGAATTCAATGAACAATATTTATTATGCAGCATACGGTTCATACTCAATGAACTATTCAGTGGCCTCCGCAGCTGGGTATTCTATGCACACAGATGGCGTTGTTGAAGAGGTGCCAACAACTTCCAACTTTTTTGTCCGAAGTGTCAACACTGGTGGGTCTGGTTATGATGCAAAATATAATATGTTATCAATAAGCGGAGATCTAGCATAATGGTTCAAATCAAAGGTCAAGACGACTTAATTGTTCAAGTAAAACAAACATCTGTAAATACAGTGGTTAGTGCTTCACTGTCCAGCGAAAGCACTTTTGTAGATATTTCTGGAATGAGTGTTTCTATAACTCCAACATCAACAAGCAGTAAAATACTGGTTTCGTACAGTTTGAACTTAGGACACAGCGTTAGTGACCAAAATAACTCTGTAAGATTAATGCGTGATACCACAGCTATTGTTGGTAGTGGTGGAAGTACAGCAAACGTAACAAACTTTTCTAGAAATACAACAGCGCAAATAAATGAAGTATCTACGCAGTATTTGGATTCACCCTCAACAACTTCAGCAGTTACTTACAAAATCCAGTGGGCATCTGGTACAGGTACTTTTTATTTGAACAGGCGCGGGGCTGGTGCTCAATTTGTATGCGTATCAACAATTACAGTAATGGAGATTGTAACTTGAGACACGAAGCAATTTATGCTCTTTACTCTAGCGTTGTTTCTATTAGCGATGATGGTGCTAATGCAGTAGCAACAGATGAAAATGGAAATGTTGTGGCTTGGGATGCCTCTGCTGTAGCAACAAAAGAAGCTGAACTGATTGCCGCATATAAATTGGCTGAACTACGCACAGAACGTAATCGCCTACTTGCAGAAACAGATTATTGGGTTCTGTCAGACACGGCTGATGTTACATCTGCACAAACAACATACCGTCAAGCCTTGCGTGACATCACACAAACCTACACATCACTTGATGATGTGTCTTGGCCGGAGAAACCATAATGGCTGGCACAATCGCAGCGGATACATTGACCCATTCAACCGCAGGGTCACTGACTACGGACTACGTTGTTAATGGTAGTGCAAAGTATTGGGTCGACTTCAATGGCTCTGGAACAGTAGCAGTCCGTGACAGCCTAAATCACTCCGGATTGGTAGATGATGGACCCGGAATCTTCACAATCTCTTACACGAACAGTTTTAACAATGCCAATTACTGCGCTGTCGGCGGTCAAAGTGATAACAACGGAACTATTGCTGTTCCGAGACAAACTACTGATTTAGCAACAGGTTCAACAGTAATTAGAACCACAAATGGTTCTACTGCTAACGATGCAAGTTATAATCATGTTGCAATATTTGGAGACTTAGCGTGACCCAGACACCACAGTTCAAAGGCACTCACCTGTTTGACCGTCTGTGCTGGTCAAAGGAAAACCTTGAGCCGCATCAGTCAGACTATCGTGTAGTCTATGAGGACAGCGTTGATGAGTGCGCCAAGATACTTGTGCCTGACCCGAACTGGATGGCGTGTGCGGTACAGGGCGGTATCTTACCACCTGTGTGGGTGTACTGGGAACTGGCAAAGGATGAAGCACAGCCTGACTTTAAAAAGCACACTCGTGGATACTTGCTGCACCAGACTGAGCCTGTTGAGGCTATGACTGAGGAAGAAGCAATTGAATATCTCATAATGAAAGACTGCCCACAGCATGTCTGGCAGAATTGGGATGAGGGCAACCGCCCGACTATGGTAATATGCCGCAAGGAACAGTTACCGCATACTAGAGAATGGCGCAATTCGTGGCGCATATCTGATGAATTAGCCGCATAGGAGAATCCAATGGCTGTAACAACTTACATCGTAGATAAAGACGGTAATCAGATTGACGCTTCAACTGCTACCGTTCCGGCAAACCGTGATTTCCGTGGTGCTTGGGTACTGAATGGTTCTGTCATTTCAGAAGACCTGACAAAAGCCAAAGAGATTTTTGCTGACAAGGTTCGTGAAGCTCGTAAGCCTTTGCTCGAAGCATTGGACACAGACTTTATGAAGGCGCAAGAAACCGGCGCGGATACCGCAGCAATTGTGGCATCTAAGCAAGCCCTGCGTGACGCACCGACTGCCGGTGATAGTGCAACCAGTATTGCAGAATTAAAAGCAGCTTGGCCTTCTTGTTGTGGTGATAGCCCTTACGCATAGGTGATCTATGACCGAAGAAACCAAGACAACAACTGGCCTGATGAGGCGTAATAATGACCAAGCCAACTGTCACAGATGTTAAATCACAGATCGACACTCATGAGGCGGTTTGCGCTGAACG